ATTTAAATTATATAAATTATGTTACATCAAGAAACCACTGCGACCATCGTGAATAATAGTAACGAAGTTGCACAACAAAACGAACTTTTAGAAATTGTAGAAAGATTAGAGCCGTTTGATTCTTGTTTTGCAGTAGATTATGAAAATTTAATGCTTTTGTTTAACGACCAGATGAACGAGTTAAGCGATGACCTGCGCAAAGGCTATATTCAAGATGCACAGCAAAGGCTTAACAAAATGTTTTCTTTGTTTTGGGCTATTAAAGATAAATTACCATCATTTGTCTTTGATAGTGTAGAAGAATTAGTATATCAACACAAAAAAACTGCATAATCATGAAAGAACTAATTAAAATAACAGAGCAAAACGGCAAAAGAGCCGTTTCTGCTCGTGAATTACATAGATTTTTAGAAGTAACAGAAAGATTTAGTAATTGGTTTGAAAGACAATTACAATATGGGTTTATTGAAGGCGTTGATTATCAAGGGTGTGAAGTTTTTAACACCCTTGCAAATCAAACACTTACAGATTATGCTCTAACAATAGATACCGCCAAAGAAATTTCAATGCTACAAAGGTCTGAAAAAGGCAAACAGGCTCGGCGTTATTTTATAGAGTGTGAAAAACTCGCTCAAAATCCAGTTTCTAACCTTTCTAAAATAGACCTTGCTCAAATGGTTATAGAAAGTGAAAGAGAAAAAGAACGCCTACAAATTCAAAACCAACTACAAAGCGAAGAGTTACAAAAACAAGCCCCAAAAGTAGCCTACTATGAAGAAGTATTACAAAGCCAAAGTACCTATAATACCAACCAAATAGCTAAAGAATTAGGCACGAGTGCTATTACTCTAAATAAAAAACTGCGTGACTTAGGCGTACAATATAAACAGGGTGGCACTTGGTTACTTTATCATAAATACCAAAATAAAGGCTACACCAAAACCCAAACTTACCCTTTTGTAGATAGTAACGGCAATACGCAGACCAGTATGCAGACTGTATGGACAGAAGAAGGCAGATTGTTTATACATAAAATCTTAAAGCAAGAACTTGCAACGGCTTAATTTGTTTTCATGTTGTGTTTTATTTAAACCCTTTACAAGCCTTTTTGTAAGGGGTTTTTTCGTATATTTGTGTTTAACTAATAACTTGAAAACTAATTTGATTTGAACCATGATAACCTGCACCGTATTGCTACGGAGCATTACATCCGTGATGTAGAGAAAGCCTTTCAAAAGCTTATCTCTCAAACGGCTTCTGTGGTGGTAAAAACTAAACTCAAAAAAGAGTTATTCCAGTTTAAAAAGAATCCGAAGATAACAGAAAGGATAGCCCAAATATTATCCGAATACGAAAATAGCCTTTTAGGGATTATCTCTACTGGTTCAGCAAGGCAATGGAATTTTGCTAATGAAAAATACAATTATCTGAAAGCCTTAACGCTGAAAAGAATAGCCAACAAAATCCCAAAAGAAGTGTTCCAAAAGGAATTGCTGAAAGTTGCAGCAAACACACAAAACGCAAGGGCTTTATTGTCTTTTCAGCAAAGGAAAACAAATGGACTTACGCTTTCTGATAGAGTTTGGAATATCACTAAACAAGCCAAAGAAGAACTGGAATTAGCTATTGATTTGAGCCTTACAGAGGGACAAAGTGCCAACACTCTCGCAAGAGCAATACGAAAACACCTTAACAATCCTAATTCCTTATACAAGAAGATAAGAGACAAACACGGCAATGCTGTTTTGCTTAACAATACAGACTACTATCATGTAGGTCAGGGAGTGTATAGGTCGGCATATAAAAATGCAATGAGACTTGCAAGAAACGAAATCAACACCGCATATAGAACATCTGAACAACTCCGAATAGAGCAGAATAACGATATTGTGGGAGTGGAAATACATCTTTCGCCAAGTCATAGAATTTATGATATGTGCGATGAACTGAAAGGTGTGTATCCTAAAGATTTCAAGTGGGACAAATGGCATGTGAACTGCATGTGCCACCGCAGAACCATTATGAAGACCGATGCAGAGTTTATCCGTGAGCTTAAAAATGGAGAAAACCTGCCGCCTGAAACATCAGAAAACTTTGTGGCTGATGTGCCAAAGCAATACAAAGACTGGATAAAGGAGAATGAGGATAAAATGCAGAATTGGAAGCGTAAGCCAGAGTTTATGGAGCGGAACGAGAGGTATTGGAAAGGAGATACAAAACGAGAACGAGAAAAAAATATTTTACTTCTTGACAGAGAAAAGCAATTTGACACTCTACATGAATATGGAAATGGAGGTAAGGTATTACAGCACAAACTAATCAAGAGAGGCGAAGATTACGAAGATATTATGAGGGCAGCAAAACTTTTTGCAGAACAAGGAAAAATTGTAGAACTTATGCCTGAAGTTTATAAAAATGAAAGGACAATAAGAAATGTTATTTTTCCAAACTTACAATCTAAAACCTCTAATCCTGATTTAAGAATAGGAAATAAATATTATGATGTAAAGCGTCCATCTTCAATTAAAAACATAGAGGGAAACGCAAACAAAGCAAGTAAGCAGGGGTCGGTTGCTATTATTTCTGATAGTAGATTAGACAAAGAATTAACAGAAAGAATTATGAAAATAAGAGCAAACGCAATTCTAAAAAGTAAAAATTACACTAAAACTATAATTGTATATTTGAAAGATGATAAGCTATATTTCTATTAATTTAAACAGGCGGTAGATAGATGTTACTCTACTTACCGCCTGAGTTACGCCCGACTACGCAAGCCTGACTTCAAAGCCCTTTTCAGTTCTTTGCAGAACAAAGATACAAAAAAATAATATAATTATATGTTTTTTACGAAAATAAATTATCTTTGAAGAGATAACAAACCTTAATTATTATATTATTTTTTTCATTTACTATTCATTAGAAACAGCCTCCTTTATGGGGGCTTTTTTCATTAAAAAACCACCAGCAGAACTGGTGGCATAGTTAAGAAAAATAAAGTATAACAAAACTTAGAGCTTTTTGTTTAGAAAGTCTTTCAGCCATTCTTCGGCTTCTTTTTCTGTCTTTGGCGTAGGAACATCTACTTTTAGACTTTTAGGGTCGTTGTTCTTTGTTGTCATCGCCTCGCCTTGTAGATTCACGCAGAAATAACCTTTTTCTATTTTTATTTCATAGAGGTTATGTGTTCCATAGTTAGTGAAAGCAAACCCTTTGTCCATCAAAAATTCTGAAAAATTAAATGTTTTATTCATGATTATAATATTTTTACCTTTCCGTTGGATACTTCTGCTTTAAAGAGGATAACAACCCGTCCTTTGTAACTTGCTTTTGCCGTGATAATTTCTTTCCTCTTTTCTAAATCTAATTTGGTTTCTAATTGTGTTTTTATCTTAACCATTTTAAAACTTCTTCGGTTATAAATATTGGGCTTTTCCGCTGTTTCAAACTTGCATATCCGCCAGAGAGTAACTTTTCAGGGTAGTATCTTGATTTTAATAAAGCGTAAACTTTTCTTCTATCCTGTCCTGTTGCTTCACAGAATTCGGCTAAATTCATTGTTATTTTTGATGAAATGGAAACAAGGTAAGCGTATTTCATCGATTCAAAAACAGTCAAATCCGTTACTTTCCTATCTAAAATATCCTCCATTGTATCAAAAAGCGGTTTTTAAAATTTAAAATTCAATTTGCGGGGCTAAAATACTTATTTTTAAATAAATAGGCAAAGTTATTTAAAGTATTTTTGAGCATAAATAAAATTATAAATTCATGTTTGAACAAATCTTAAAGGAACTTAAAACTAAATATAAAGATTTGGGGTTAAGTGAAAATGTTTTGAAAGCTACTGCAGAGTTTTTAGGCGGAGCGGTCAAAGAAGAGAGCGAAATTGAATCCGCTGTTGCGGGGGTAGAGGGAATGTTGAAAGTCCAGCAGTCCATAGCAGACCAAAACAGAACCTACAAAGCCAAGATTGAAGAAATTGAAAAAGGGAAACCTGCTGAACCTGCTCCAAAAGAGCCAAAAGAAGAACCAAAACCAAATGATGAAATGCCAGATTGGGCAAAAAAACTAATGGAAGGCTTCACGGCAGTATCCCAAAAAGTAGAGGGCTTCGAAAAGGACAAGCAAAACTTAAGCAACGAGCAGAAATTGATTTCTAAACTCAATGAACTGGGAGTAAATGAAAACTTCTATAAACTTCAAATCGCAGGGAGAACTTTTCAAAACGATGAAGAAATAGAAACATTTGCTAACTCGGTAAAAGATGCAGAGGCTGGCTTCCTTCAACAACTAAACGACACGAAATTAGGAGATGTAAATCCTCCAAGTTTTGGCGGAAAAGACATCAAAGCAGAAGAGATAAGCCCTGATGTTCAAGCGTATATTAAACAAAAAACTAAAAACAATGAAGGGAATTAACACAGATTTCAGAAAGGGAAGACAAATCGTTGTCTTTGACCAAGTTGATGCTACCATTCCGGGCGGAGTGCATATTGACAAAACAGAAGCATCAGCAAGATTTACAGATGGAATTATTCCAGCTGGGACAGTAGTAGTTCCGCACACAAACGGAACTTATAAGCCGATAAACGCTGCGTTATCTGCAACGAATGTAAAAGATGCCGTAGGGCTTACAATGTCTGATATTGTGATAGATGACTATCCATTAGTTTCTATTGTAGTAGCAGGAATAGTGAGAGTAAATGCTTTGCCTGATAAAGAAAAAACAGGGGCTGCTTTCTTAAAGACAGCATTGCCAAGAATTACTCAAATCTAAGGAGGTAAAAACTAAAAACCATTTAAAAAACTAAAACATGAGTGTAATAAACGCAAATACGATTATTCCAGAGTTTAGAGAGGCGGATATGGGAGCAATCCTTAATTCTAATCCGCTTGGGAATTTGCAGGTTTTCAACTTTTTCCCTACAGCTTTTAGCGCAGGGCTGACATTTGGAAACTTGGAGGGAGAATTAGGAGCAAAAGTAATGGCTGATGTGGTAGCATTAGACAGTAATGTTCCTTTAAAAGGGAGAGAGTTTATCGAAAAGGTTAAGGGAGAAATTCCAAAGATTGAAGTAGGTAGGTCTAAAAACGAAAGAGATTTCTTCCGTATCAATGAATTGAGAAACGCTGTTGCTCTATATCCTAACAATGCTAACATCAAAAGCCAGCTTATCAATGCTATTTATGATGATGGTATTTTTGTAGTGGATGCTATCAATGCAAGATTGGAGCATATGGGTAAATCGCTATTGTCAAAAGGTCAATACATCGTAAAGGATGGAGTGAAAATTGACTTTAAAGTGAAAACAGAAAATGCATCTTTGGACTGGTTCTTACCTGCAAACAAGGACACATTTGACCCTATTGAGGATTTTAGAAAAGCACAGGCAGAAGCACTTAAGAAAGGATTCCGATACACTACTGCGGTAATGGATTTGGCAACTTTCAACCAGTTTGTGAAGTCTAAAAAGGTAATTGCATTTACAGCATCTTTTGCGCAAAATGCATTGGGAATTTCTCAAGAGCCTACATTGGTTCAGTTGAACACAGCTTTGGCTGCTCAAAATTTACCAACGATTACCATTTGGGAAAGTTATGTAAACGAGGAAGCAAAAGATGGAAGCATCACAGCTACCAGCGGTTGGGAACTTGGAAACATCCACTTGGCAACTTCAACAGATTTCGGTGCTACGCAATATACCATTTCGCCAGAGGCAGGAATCAACCTAAATGAAACTTCAAAAACTACTGTTAATGATTTTATTTTAGTGTCTGTATTGGGAGAAGCTAACCCAATGAGAGTGCTTACAAAGGGGACAGCATTTGCTACACCAGTGCTTAACAACACAAGACAGAAACTTATTCTGAAAACTAAACTTTCATAATGAATATAGGGGATTACATTAAGGAAAAATTAGCAACTTGGTCTGTGGATTTATCGGCGGACAGAATAGATGCCGAACTTGAAAGAGTGGGGCTTTCTTCTTCTGATGTGGTAGGGAGAGAGACTAATTTGGATTTGTTTTTCTACAATGTAATCCTTGACATTATGATGCAGCCAAGCAGTATTTCAGAGGGCGGTTATTCTGTTAGTTTTGATAAGGATGTAATCAGAAGTTATTACAATTTTCTTTGTGGGAAGTTGGGGAAACCTAACATATTGGAGCAAAACAATAGCATAAAAGACATTACAAACAGATGGCAGTAAAGCAATATCCATACAGACTAAAAGCGCTAATTCATTCTGAAGGATATTTTGATGAATCTACGGCAGAATGGACAGAAGGAACATCAGAGTGGGTAGATTTTGGAGTTTGCCGAGATGAAGGCTCAACATCCAAGAAACAAACCGAAGATGGCGAGTTTTACATTCAAACTTCTGTAATATATGCGCCAAAATCTATTAAAAACATAGACAAAGGCACAAAAGTGCAGGTTTGGAATGGGGAAGAATTGAGATTAGAGGGCAATGTTGTGAATTTTACAAAAGACCAATTACACACGAGGATATGGCTATAATACCGAGGTTTAATATGGGGGATTTTGAAAAGATTTTCCAGCACGCAGAAAGCCAAGCCGAGGAGCAGTTTATCAGAATCCTTAAATGGGTAGGCGAAAAGGCGGTAGATGAGGCAAAAGAAAGCGGAAACTATGATGACCACACGGCTAACCTCCGTAACTCTATCGGATGTGTAGTTTCAGTAGATGGTCAGGTTGTGGATGAATATTTTGAAGTTTCTAAACACGGCACAGAGCCAAGTAATGAAGACCCTTTAAAATATGGCAGAACTCTCGCTGTTGAAGTTGCTCAATCCAAAAGAGGAATTTCCCTTGTGGTAGTAGCAGGTATGAGATACGCTTCTTATGTAGAGAGTAAAAAAAAGGTGGTTTTAACCAGCGCAGAGCAGTTTGCTTCCCAATATCTGCCTAATTTATTAAAACAATTAAAATGAAGAAGACAGTATTAGATGGCAAACAATGGATTTTAGAACTGCTTTTAAAGGCTGGAATAAACAATGTTATCAGTGGTAAAATCTACAAAGATAAGCGCCCTGCTGGCAGCCAAAAAGAGGATATTGTGATAAACTCCCTTACAATGACTAATCATTTTTTACAGAATGGAGTTTTTAATGTGAATTGCTATGTTCCAATGATTGAGGTAAAGGTAAACAATGGGATAACCCAAAAACAGAAGAACACAAAACGCCTTAAAGAAATTTCAGATGCTGTTTATTCTGCATTGAGCGAGGTTTGGGAAGATGAATTCAATCTTGAGGTTGTTAATCATCAGGAATTTGAAGAAGATAATTTTAACTACTATAATTTTAGAATAAGCCTAAACGCTTATTATTAACCAATAAACTAATAATCAATATATTATGGCAAAGGAAGTAAATATCGGTATTGCTTCAATAAAAGTTGGAGATATCGCCTCTGATGGAGGCATGGGAACTGTTTTAGCACCACTGGGAGAAACAGCAGAAGATTCTTGCAAACTGACATTTGGTGACCAAGAAGAAACGGCTTTCTATGTGGAAGAGCATGATAACCCTATTCATGTGGAATACAAACAAGGAGATGTTGATTTGACATTCAACATCTATGAATATGATTTTGACACTGTGGTAAAGGTGTTTGGAGGAAGCGTAGACTCTAATGTTTATAAAGCACCTGTAGTGCCTGTAACGATTGAGAAATCGCTAGAACTAAAACCAAGAAAAGGGAAAACATTTAAATTCCCAAGGGTGTCTATCACGGCTAAATTCACTTCTGACATTGGGAAGAAAAACCTAATGGCAATAGAGGTAAAAGCAAAAGTTTTAAGCCCTAAAAAAGAGGGAGAGCCAAGATTTACGCTAAGCTAATTGTTTTTTTAATCTTTCTTTAAAGCCTGTCTGCGAGTTTATCAGGCAGGCTTTTTTTAATGTAGATATGAACGATAAAAAGTTAGAACAAGAAGAAATCAACCTGCTTTTAGATAAGGGTTTTGAAATAAAGGTTTGTGTTTTAGGAATCAAGAAAACTTTTAAATGCAAAAAGATGAGTTTAGGGCGGATGCTGAAATTATCAAACATATTCATCAAAATGGAAATGGATGAAGAACTCTTGACATCAGGGAGTTTTCAGGAGCAAATAGCTATGCAGTATCAGGCGGTAAGCAAAAACACAAAAAATGTAGCAAAAGCAATGGCGGTGTGCTTTGCAGATAATTTTCTTGTCAGAAAATTTTTAGAATGGTATTTCCTGAAAAACTATACCCCCAATGAGCTTTTAGAATTTGCTCAAAACCTTTTAAAGACTGCTAATTATGCAAATTTTATAACCTCTATCGCATTGATGAACGGAAACAGACCGACCAAAGCAAATCCGATAGAGAAGAAATAAAATCTATCTACGGCATTATGGGGCAGATATGCCATCATTACGGCTGGACATTAGATTATCTGCTTTGGGAAATAGACTGGCGTATTGTTCAAAGAATGCTGATAGACACTCCATCTTATGATTCGGAGAAAAAGGAGGGGAAAGAAGTGATAAACTATGAAGAACAGACAGCAGAAGAGCTGGAAGAATTATTCAACATGTATAAAAACTAATAATCAATGAACACAAGTCAAGGGGCTTTATATTTCGGTGCTGGAATAGACATGAACGAATGGCGTAGAAGCATTTCAGAGATGCGCCAAGATATTTTAGGTCTTACCCAGCAGACACAGAGGGAAACCCAGCAGATGGACAGCGCTTTTAAGAATCTATCAATAGGTATTGGGGCTTATTTTTCTGTTCAGGCTTTACAAGGCTTCACTCAACAGCTCATCGGTGTAAGGGGAGAGTTTCAGAAAACTGAAATAGCCTTTGGCACGATGCTCAAAAGCGAAGAGAAAGCACAGGCTCTTATGGGGGAAATGGTGGATTTGGCAGCAAAAACGCCATTTGGTTTAACAGATGTTACCGATGGAGCAAAAAGGCTTTTGGCGTTTCAAGTTCCAGCCGAGCAGGTGGTAGATACACTTCGTAGAATGGGAGATGTGGCGGCAGGGCTTGGCGTTCCTATGGGGCAGTTAATCCATGTTTATGGACAGGTAAAGGCGCAGGGCAAACTGATGACCAATGATTTATACCAATTTATTACATTGATAATCATTGTGTATTATTAAAAATTAACTATTTTTGAAACACCCACGAACACGCTGAAAGCGTGGGCAAATGTAAAATAATGTATAATGATGTAAAATATTTTTTACTAAATGTTTACTAAATGTTTACTAAAAATTAAACTCTATAAAACACAATGATTACGATAAAATATATTATTCAGTCTAAAAGAAAAAACGCCCCTATTTATGTTTATTTGAGTTCGGGGCGTGGGAGGTTATTTAAGCGTAGAACAAGAGAAAGTATAAACCCCGACTATTGGAACACCAAGAAAGGGGCTATAAAAAACCTTACATCACTAAAAGAAGCCGACCTAAATACGCTAAATGAAATAACGGATAAACTTAACCGCTTACGGGCTTATTTATTCCGAGAGTTCAGCAATTCGCCAAGTGGCGAAATTACAGGGGACTGGCTCACAGAGAGAATAGAGGATTTTTATAATGGTAAGAAATCAGAACGGCTGGACTATTTGAGCGAGTATTTAAACTATTACGAAACAGAATATTTACCAAGTCAGAAGACCATGCACAAGGTCAGAAAACAAAGGTTTAGAAATGTTATAAAAAGACTTAAAGATTTTTTTTCTGCGGATTTGTATAAGTTGAGAGTAAGAGATTTAACGGCTTTAAAACTCGGGCAGTTTTCAGGGTATTTGGAAACAAAGGGATTAAGCAGAAACACAGCAATAGACCGCATTATTTTGGTTAAATTTATGCTTAAACACGCTCCTAAATTAAATATAGAAGTTTCTAGGGACTTATACGAATATCAAGAAAAATTTAGCAAAACTCCTACGCCCTATTTAACGACCGAAGAACTAGAAAGGATTAAGAAACTGGATTTGCAGGATGAAAATTTAATCATTGCAAGAGACTGGCTTTTTGTGGGGTGCTATACGGGGCAAAGAATAAGCGATTTTATCCGTATGAGCAAGGAAATGATAACTACTATCAAGGGGAGAGAATACATTGTTTTAACCCAAGAAAAAACAGGTGCAAATGTAATGATACCCTTACACAAAGAAGTAGAAGAAGTTTTGAGCCGTTATGATGGCAATTTTCCACCTAGGCGGGGACAATCTACAAACCATGATACAACCATATTAAACGATGGCATTAAGGAGTTATGCAGATTAGCAGCAATAAACAGACTGGAACGGGGGCGTATTTATGATAAAGAACAAAAAAGATATATACACGGAACCTATCCGCTTTATCAAATTGCAAGCAGTCACATTTGTCGCCGTTCGTTTGCCTCTAATCATTACGGCAAAGTTCCTACACCCGTTATTATGAGCGTTACAGGACACAAGCAGGAAAAAGTTTTTTTAAATTACATCGGGGTAGATGACAGCACCCTATCAGAACAAATTTTTAATTATTGGGATAAAATTTAAGGTTATGGAATTCTTAATAAAACCAGAAGCTATGCAAGAAGCATTGAATATTATTAATGCTACTCTTTCAACAGAAGTAAAACGAATAAATCTAACAGATTTCGTTATATTTACCAGCGTTATTGGGCAAAAGTCTTTCAGGGCTAAAATATATACCCACTTTTGTGAGGCTTTGGATAATGGATATTTAGGCGATATAAAAGACTTTTTAAGAGAATGTATTAGCCTGATTACTTACGGGCTTAATTGGGTGCGTATTATGCTGACAAAGGCAAAAGATGAGGTAAAAAACATGCTGGAAGAGTTGGAGCGGTGCGGAGTGGAGAACATGGAATATATAACGGAACAACTTAACCGACTAAGAGCAGAAGAAACGATAAATAAAAAACCCGAAGAAACCCCGAAAGTCAAACCCAAAGAGGTAATAATAATTTTAGACCAGTTAGGGGTATTAGATAAAATGCGGGATGAATTAGGCAGCGTAAATGAGGTAGCAAGAACGCTAAGCATGATAACAAATATAAAACAGCAAACAATACAATCATACATAAACCCTATTTTACAGGGTATCCCTGATAAAACAAATAAAAACAGCCCCTATAAGAACCCTAAAAACATTATAAACGCAAAGAAGTTATTAAATATAAATTAAAATCCTTTATACCTTAAATACCCTTGAACCCCTGCAATTTTGATAGTTGCGGGGGTTTTTTATGTCAATTAGTGAAATTATGTATACATAACCATTACATAATTTAACCTTTGCAGAATAACAAAAGGTACAGCCACAAGGTAAAGAAAATGTATACATTACAATTACATAACCTCACCTTTGTGAAATAGAAGTGCATGAAACATAAAACATTGATTTACAGCAATTAACGCTACAAAGTGAAAATTATGTAATACCTAATTATTACCTAACCGAAATTTGCAAAATAAAAATAAACGCTATGCAAAAAATACAACTTATAGGGGTAGACCCTGCAGAATTTAAACAGGAAATAGTAAACGATTTAAGAAATCAAATCCTGAACGATTTGAAAGAAGCCGTAAGAGAAAAAAGAGAAAGTTATTTAACCCCTGATCAAGTTTGCAAAGAATTAGGGATTTCTAGGGGAACAGTAAACAACTGGGCAGATAGAGGAATTTTAAAGCTCTACCGATTAGGAGGGCGAACCTATTTAAAATTTTCAGAAATAGAAAAAGCAATGACAATAGCAGAACACTAAAAACACAACCATGGAAACTAGAAAAGCACAAAGAGAAGCATTTGTTCTGATAAGTCAGAATTTAACAGAGCACCTTTATAGGGCTTTAGATGCGGTGAAAAAATTACAGCCATGCACTTACGAAGAGGTTACCCAATATCTTAAATCTACTACGAGCCAAAGCACATCAAGGCTTAACGACCTTTATCATTTGGGACTGATAAGAGTAACAGGAATGACTGATGATAAGCCGAGAAAAAGCATTTACAGGGTTAATACTCCCGAAGAAGCCAAAGCAACGCAAAAGGAATTATTAAAACGCTATCAAAGTGAAAGAAACAACCTTATAAATGGTCTTGGGCTGGTAAGAGAACACGAGGCGATAACATTATTAACCCTGCAAAAGGTTAAATATTTTACTAAAAAAATAAAATTAATAAAAAGGCATAAAGTATGAATATAGAGGGTATTTTGAACAAGGACTTACACGATGGAGAACCTACGCCCCTAGAAAATATTGTTTTTCCTTACGAGGTATTTCCAGAAGATTTAAACATGATAATAAACGAACTATACGACAAATTACAATACCCAAAAGAATACACTGCGGGAGCGTTGATTTTTGCCGTGTCTGTTATCACTGGAAACACGCGAAGAATAGAACTAAAAACAGGTTATACAGACAGCGCGAGTGTTTTCCTTATCAATGTAGGCCGTGCGGGAGCAAATAAGACAAGACCATTTAAGGATATTTTAAAACCAATCAGAAAAAAAGACTTCGAAGCCTTACAGGAATACAAAAGAAAATTACAAAACTACAAAGATGAACTAACCAGCGAAAAACCTGATGAGGTAAATTATATAGTTAGTGATTTTACACCTGAATACTTGATAAAAGCATTAAGCCAAAACCCAAGGGGCGTAAGTGTTTTTGTGGATGAAATATTAGGCTGGCTGAAAAATTTAGACAAGTATACAAAGGGGTCAAGTCTTGAATTTTATTTGTCTTTGTGGAGTGGAATAACCGCCAAAGTAAACAGGGCGACACAAGAAACCCTAAGCGTAGAGCGACCCTTTACCTCCATAGCGGGAACAATACAGCCCAGCAGACTAATAAAGGAATTTAAAGACAAGGAAGATAACGGGTTTTTAGATAGGTTTTTATTTATCTATCCTACTAAACAGGAAAAAGACAACCTCAACGAAACACCAGTAGATAAAAGTATTTTAAACAGTTGGGAAGTCTTAGTTTCGCAGTTATACAGCAATCTGGACGATACCCAAGAAACCAAATACACCACCTGCACCACAGAAGCCCGTAGAATGCTGATTAAATGGATTAACGACCATAAGGGCGAAAATGAAGATGAAAACATAACGGGGCTATTTCAGAAACTGCACTCATATTTATTACGCCTTACGCTGATAGTCTATATAATGGAATGGATAACAGGCGAAAACAAAGAGGGGGTAATAAATGAGCAGACCGCTGAAAAAGGTATAAAGCTGGTGGAATACTTTAAAGAAACGGCGCTAAAGGTAAGGGCTGAAATGTATAGTAATGATACCTATTTAGACAGCCTTAGCGAGGACAAACAAGCCCTATATAACAGGCTAAATGAAAGGTTTAGAACCAGCGAAGCCGTAGAAGAGGGCGAAAAATTAGGGATGATTGAAAAGACCGTTAAAAGATTTATAACTGATAAACGACTATTTAAAAAGTTAGCGCATGGGATTTATGAGAAGAAAAAGCCTTAACCCCTTTGTCCCTTTTGTCCTTTTGATG